TTAGTTGATAAAGCCATTGGCGTATCCTTCCTTGTTAAAAAAAATAATTTCACATAACAAGGACGAGGAATAGGATTAGTAGTAGCATCATAAGATGAAGGAGTTATAACACCAGATATTTGTAATTTTTTAACACGAATAGCATTACCTATTCGTTCGCCTTGCGATAATCCTTGAGGAATAGATAAAAAAGATGTAAATGGTGTCATAGGTATTATACTTAAAGCATAATTTGTAGCATTAGAAGCATACAAAGGCATAGCTGCACGAAATTGATTAGTTTTATTTTCTGCCATTTTAGAAATGACAGTCTTTACCCTCTTATCAAATGAAACAGCGGGTTTGCGAACTGGGCGAGTAGCGCGTTTTTTATACGAAGTTCTTTTCTTCAAAGATGACTTTTTTCTAAATACCATTATACATTTTATTTAGAAAATAAATTTAAGGAAACTTCCGTATTTTTTACGGAAACTTCCTTGTTTTTTATGGAAATTTCCTCATTTTTAAAAATGAAGAAATGCCTAAATATACCATTTGAGCAAAAATATAATCTATGGAATATTTAAATGAACGAAGAAAAAGAACATTTAGAGACTTTAGAGATCTTGGGGGGTAATACTATTAAACCCCCAAAATCTCAAGGATCACAGTGTTTCCACTGGACTTTTACTTTCAATAATTATATTATTGAAGATATAGAGACAATAGAGACGTTATTTAAACATTTAGCATTTAAATACTGTTTTCAAGAAGAAACAGGTAAAGAGGGAACACCTCATTTACAAGGCGTAGTAAGTCTCAAAAAAAGAATGAGATGGACTGAATTTGGACTTCCTAAGACAATACACTGGGAAAAAGTTAAATCACTAACACAAGCATATCTATACTGCTGTAAGGAAGACACCAGAACGGGAAAAGTTTATAGTCTTAACTATAAAGTTCCTAAACCATTAAAATTAATCAAACCTGAAACCTTCTACCAGTGGGAAATTGATATTATCAATATAATCAAGGATGAACCTGATGAACGGAAGGTTTATTGGTATTGGAGCGAATTAGGCAACATTGGTAAAAGTTCATTCGCTAAATATCTCGTCGCCAAGCATAACGCCGTCTTTTTTGAAGAAGGTAAAAAAGCTGATATAATGAAGTTAATTTTTGATGTAGATATGGATGAGAAAAATTTGATTGTGATAGACATTCCCAGAGACAACGGAAATAACGTTTCATATAAAAGCATTGAGAGTATAAAAAATGGTATGATATATAGTAGTAAATATGAAGGCGGATACAAATTATTTAATTCACCGCACTTAATCATATTTTGTAATTCTCCACCAGATACTTCAAGACTAAGCGAAGATAGGTGGGTCATAAGGCATATTTAAAAGATTAATTTATATTATAAAAATTATATTATAAATCTGCTAAAAAATAAAACACCCCATAAAGGGGTGTATAGGTTGTTTTTTTTGTTTATCAAATTTAAATCTAATAAACAAGTTTCAAAAACAATTTAATGTAGGCGCTAAAGCGCATAGCCTCCGGCTTGGATCATTATTTACATATCTTCATATTCAATATGTAAATTATAATTAAAATTTATTAAATTTTCACCAACTCCAATTGCAGCACCTAAAGCAGGATATACAACAGGATACATAACTATATTTCTTGTTGTAGGAGTAACAGAATTATCATCAAACTTTATGTTTTTTACACAATATTTTGTTAAATCAATATTAACAAAATTAGATAATTTAAAGTCATTATTAGCATAATAAGCAGATCCAGCAGCAGTTCCAGTCCCTGTATTGCTTTCAAATCCTACTTTAAAAGTTCGTGTTGTATGAACCATCCACTCATCAGTATTTATAGGACGTTGAAGATTGAACGAAGCAGTTCCAAAACCTTCACTTGAACCTGAATACTGAAAAACATCTGTTGTATTAGTTGATAAAGCCATTGGCGTATCCTTCCTTGTTAAAAAAAATAATTTCACATAACAAGGACGAGGAATAGGATTAGTAGTAGCATCATAAGATGAAGGAGTTATAACACCAGATATTT